TTCCTGCTTGCGGCCGGTGTAGCGCGTCCAGGTGTGGACGGTGATGGTGGCGCTATCGCCGCGCTCGGTGTCGGTGCTCCAGTCGGTATGCGTGTCTTCGCCGATGGTGACGTAGGGGAACTGCAGCGTGTCGGACCCGGTGAGCGGGCGCGGCTGGGCATCGTAGACGCCGCGCACGAGCGCAGTGAGCGCGGCGCTGCCGGTGAGCGCCGCGTAGACGGCGCCCTGGATGGCGAGTTCGTAGCCCATGTCAGTCGATCACGTCGCCGCGCTCGCACATGCAGACGACGTGCCGCGCGACGGTTGCATCCGGCAGAATGGCGCGGATGTTGTACTGCTGGCCGTCGTGCACGATGCGCATGGACGGCAGCAGGCCGGCAAGCTGGCGCATGACGATCTTGGCCGAGACCTCGGACTGCTGCGCCTCTGCGGCGAAGAACTCGCGGCCGGAGAGCGGCAGGATCGCGGCGGGGACGCTGGCGGCGAACGTGGTCCAGGTGGTGGTCACACCGCCGTAGTCGTCGCGCGTCTCGGTCTTGTGCTCGACGGTGACGCGGTGACGCAGGGTGCCGGCGCGCATCAGGCGTAGACCTTGTAGCGATCGAGCAGGCCGTCGGCGAAGTCGCGCGGGGCTTGCTGGATGGGCTGGCCGGAAACGGCGGATTCGCGGTTCTCGTACAGCGACCCGACGCGCAGCAGTATCCACTGGCGGATGGCGGCCGGGACGAAGCTGCCGCTGTCGCCGTAGCCGGCGACGTAGCGCACGCGCACGGCGTTGCGCTCGGCACGGGTGGTGGGCCATGATTCGCCGTATTTCGGCACCACCTGGCCCGGCTCTGCGACGGTGTCGGCGTAGTAGGTGGATGAACCGAGCGTCTGCTCGACCCCGGCGTCGTCGATGTACTTGATCGAGGTGATCGAAACCAGCGGCGCCATGGGCAGCACGATCACGTTGGGGAAGGCGTCGAGCGCGAGTTCCCAGGTCTGCTCGACCAGGGCGCGCTGCAGGCGGTGCTCGGCGTCTTCGCGCGCGGCGGCGATGTAGGCGCCGATGAGGGCGTCGTCGTCGCCGTGGGTAACGTACAGGTGCGCCTTGGCCTCGACGAGCGTGACCGGCTCGACGGCGGGGGCGGTGATGAGCTTGGCGGGCATTTAGGCGGCGGCCTTCTTGCGGGTGCGGCGAGCGGGTTGTGCGTGCTGCTGCAGATCGCCGAGCGGGGCGGCGGTGCCGGCCTGCTTGATTGCGTCGCCCAGGTGAACGTATTCGGCGACGCGGGCCTCGTTGACAAGGTGGGCGGCTAGCGCGTCGTCGACGCGCGCGGTGTCGCCGGACGAGAAGCCGCCGAGCATCGAGTTGCTGCCCTGCCTGGTGAACCTGATCTGTACCATTCCTGGGTCACTCCGTGGTCGCCTCGAGAGGCTTGTAGATTGGCAGGCCGGTTTGAGCATCGACCGGAAACAACCAGTCCAGCTAACCTTGCGGCTATCTAGGCTTGGCCTGCCGCCTTGGAGGCGCCGCGCTTGTGGCACGGCGTCTGCAAGACGCTCCGGGGATCGCCCGGAGCAGTCAGCCTACTTAGGCAGCAGGCGGGGTCAGGTCGCCGCCGCGGATGGCTGCGGGGACTTCGACGGTCAGGGCCAGACGACGCTCGGCCAGGATCGTCACCAGCCGCTTGGTGAAGTTGTCGCCGTCGGAATCCGACAGCGAGATCACGACGCCTTCGCGGTTGTGGATGGTGGCAGCCTGGCGGAACGCGCCGACGGCGAAGGTGTCGGCGGTGGTGCCGACCGACTCGACGACGGGCAGGCCGAACAGCACCGGGCGGCCGGCTTCGTCGTACTTGAACGGCACCTGGCCGGCGGCGGTGGTCAGCAGCTCGGTTTCCATGGTCGCCCAGTCGGCGGGGTTCAGCAGGATCGCGTCGGCGGCGTAGCCGGCGACCTTCAGATCGCCGATGACCTTGCGGATCAGCACGAACTTGGCCAGCGTTGAACCCAGCGCGCCGGACAGGTAGCCGTGCGCGGTGTAGTTGCCGGAATCGAAGATGCCGCTGATGTTCGGTGCGGTGCCGTCGCCGACTGCCAGCTGCGTCTCGACCTTGCGGTTTACGCCGTAGGACATGCGCGCGTCGACGTATGCGGCCAGTGCGGCGTTGTCGGCGGCCAGCTGGCGGCTGATCTTGATCCAGTGCGCGACGTTGCTGATCGGCATGTTGACCAGCGACCAGGTCAGCGCGCTCTCTGCTGCGGCCGCGCCTTCAGCGGCTTCCGCGGCGGAGTTCGTGAAGCTGGCTTCCTTGGTGAACTCGATCGCGTTGCTCGAGGTGGGCAGCGACGGGATCAGCGATTCGAGCGTGAGCAGCGGCGCTGCGCCGGGGACGATGCCGGGCTTGCGATCGGGGGCGACGTTGGCGTCGGATCCCGTCAGGGTGTTCTTGACTTCAAGGCCGATCGAGCCGAACTGGCGGCTGCCGGCGATCATGGCGAGCTTGCCCTTGTACTCATCGGAGTCGATGAACTGCTGGCCCCACGAGGTGATCGCGGGCTTGTCGTCGCCCATCTGGACGCCGCGCTGCTTGAGCGCGAGGATCTCGTCGGCCAGCTCGCGCTGCTTGAGGCCGAGGCCTTCCAGCGCAGCCTTGGTATCGGCCGATTCCTGGCCGAGCTTGGCTTCGATGTCGGCCTTGCTGGCGAATTCGGCGAGCTTCGCCTCGATGTTGTCGAGGGCTTTGGTGATGATTTCCATCGTCATGATGTTGTCTCCTGATTAACGGAACTTGCGGATGAGGGGGTGAACCGCCATGGCGGCGAGTTCGCCTGCGGTGTTGCCTGCCCGGTCGTCGCCAGCGTCCCGCTGTGCGAAGAGATCACGGGCTTTTGCCAGCAGCACCTTGGCGATGCTGGCGTCGAACCCCCCTGCGTCCCGCAGCAGGCGTTCAAATTCTCGAATGCTGTCGATCTCGTCGATGGCGCTCTTCACCGATGCGCCGTCGACGCGGGCGGCGGCATCAGCCGGGAAGGTGACGACGCTGACTTCGACCAGCTTGGAGACGTGCTTGATGTCGCGGCCGCCGTCTTCGCGCGCGACGTAGTCGTTGGCGCGCAGGATGTAGCCGATCGACAGGCCGTCAAGCGTGCCGTGCTTGAGCGCTGCATAGGTGTCGTCGGCGCGGCTCATGCCGAGCGTCAGCTCGCCCTCGACGAACAGGCCCTTGTCGTCCTCGACCGCGTTCGTCCACTTGCCGATCGGCAGGCCGTAGGCGTCGTGCTGCAGGAACATCTTGGGCATGCCGTACTGCTTGAGCGTGCGCTTGTAAGCGCCCGGCATGATCGTGTCGCCAACGGAGTCGACGCCACCGAAGACGGATGCGTAGCCGGCGAAGGTTCCGCTCGCGCCGTCGAGCTTGATCTCGCAGTCGGCGAGCGCGAGCGTTTTCTTGATGAGCATGGTCAGGCTCCTTGCTTGGGATTCGGCAGGTTCTTCAGTTCGACCAGGTTGGACTGGACGGTGATCTTGTCGCCGCCGTCGACGGGCGGCATGTTCTCGAGCTGGCGCGCTTCGTTGCGGGTGAAGACGCCGTTTTGCAGCATCTTGGAATAGACCTCCGCACGGTCCTTGATGTTGACGCGCAGCAGGCCGTCGAAGTTGAACTCGACTGTGTAGCGCGCGCGCTGCGCGGGGGTGAGCACGCGCTTGGCGACGGCCTGCTCGATGCCGACGAGGATCGGGCGGACGGTGAACTTGTAGAAGCCCTCGACGATCTGCTCGATGCCGCTGCCCCAGGTGGTGACGTTGCTGTGTCCGATCATCACCGGCGGCACGCCGAACCAGCGCGCGATTTCCTCGACGCCGAACTGGCGCGTTTCGAGCAGCTGCATGTCCTCGGGGGCGAGGCTCAGCTGCTGGTACTTCATGTTCGCTTCCAGCACGAACAGGCGGCTGGTGTTGCCTACCTGCATCTCGGCGAAGTTGGCGCGGATCGCGTCGCGCTGCGCCGGCGATAGCACGTTGTCGACCATCAGCACGCCGGTGGGCTTGCCGTTGCTGGAGAACAGCTTGTTGGCGGCGGCGGTGCTGTTGGCGACCTCGCTGGTGGTGGCGCGCATGTAGTCGAGGCGCGACAGGCCCATGGTTCCGTTTCCCATGCCCTTGATGTGCAGCACGCTGTCAGCCGCGAGCGCGACGACGTCGTTGCCGACGCGGTAGAGGTAGACCGCTTCGCCGCCGATAATCTGCACTTCGACCTGGTCCGCCGCCATTGGCCACAGGGCGTAGGCTTCGCCGTTGGCGCCGCGCTCGATGCGCGCATAGGCGTTGTTGCGCAAGGCGAGGTTGACCAGCATGGCGGTCCAGAACTCTGCCGAGGTCATGCGGCCGTTGGGGCTGGTATGCAGCAACGCCCACAGGCCTGAGTCGCGCGCGATGCTGCGCATGCCGTTCATGGCGTTCTCGTACACCAGCAGCGGCAGGGTGCCGATGGTGTTTGCGATGACCGAGGCGCACGCCCAGACGGCGCTGATCTGCAGGGCGTTGTCGATGGTGACGGGCTGGGTGCCGTCGACCATGGACGTGGCCGGGCCGCTCGTCTGTTTGCCGGCCGCGTCGGCGAGCGCGCGCCCGCCGAACAGGCCGGTAAACCACGAGGTCAGTATATTCATGCGGTTATCGGGTTGTTCAGGAAATCACTGATGTCGTGATGGTCAATCGGCGCCATTGATCTCGCCATGGCCATGATGAGGGCCACAGCACCGTCGATCTTGTTGTCGGGCTTCTCTTTCGTCGGGACACCGACGCCGTTCCGCATCTTCAGCACCACGTTCGACACCATCCATTTCATGATCGGATCTCCGTTATGGTGGAAGCGCCCGGCTTTAACTGCAGCCAGCAGCTCGTCGGCGGCCTGGGCAATCAAGCTGTGTCGGTTCTGCGCGAACTCGACAACCTCTGCGCCGTCCTTCATCAGCTGGTGGGCGAGGTGCGTTGCTCGCCACGGGTCGTAGACGATCTCGCGGATCTGGAATTGGCTTTTGTCGGCCAGAACGTCAGCGCCGACGACGTCGAAGTCCAGCTCCGCACCCTCGGTCAGCGTAAGCAGGCCTTGTCGAACCCACTTCCGGTAGGCGGTCTGGTTGTTCTTTGCTTCCTCGACCGTCTGCTCCGGGAGGTAGTAGCGCCCGAATGCGTAGTAGTGGCGCTGGCCATTAAGCTCCTTCGTGAACAGCTTCACGTTCGCGCAAATGTCGAGCTTCGACGCGAGGTCAAGCGCTGTGACACACTCCTCGCCGGCGAGCTCATCCGGATCAAGCGCAGGATCCCCGCACATCTCCCAAGCGACCATCGGCATCCACGCGACGGATGCCGACACCCATCGGTTGAGGTGCTTCGTCAGGAAGCGCGTCTGGTGCGCGGCGTTGGTTACCGCGGCGCGCTGCTGGGCGCCCAGGTAATCCGCGTCGACGGAAATGCCGTAGTTCGGGTTGGCCTTGACCAGGACTTTTGGGTCTGCCCAGTCGTCCTTGTCGTCGATGCCGTAAATGACCCCGAACAGCTCATCATTTTCGAAGACGCCCTCGAGCACCTTCCTGACTTCCTGGTCTTTGTCGTAGCAGGGGCCCGCCAGGTTGTAGCCTGCTGTCGTGATGATCAGGATCAGCGGTTCGTCTCGCGCGCCGGTGCCGGACACCATCGTGTCGTACTGCTCCGACGTGTCGTGCTCGTGGAACTCGTCCAGGATCGCGCATGACGGCGACGCGCCGTCACCCGGTTTGCCGATGATCGGCTCGAAGCGGTCACCGTTCTCAGGGCATACGATCGACTTCGCCCATACCTCGAGGCCGGCCGCCTCAATGAGGTCAGGGGTCCTTTCAACCATCTGCCTGGCAGGCCTGAAGACCTCCCAGGCCTGCTTTTCCGTCGTGGCGCCGGAGTAGACCTCGGCGCCGTGCTCGCCGTCGCCTGCCAGCATGTAAAGGCCGATGCCGGCCGCCAGAGCAGACTTGCCGTTCTTGCGCGGCACGATCACGTACGCCTCCCGGAATCGGCGCTTGTCGTCCTTCATGCGCTTCCACCCGAAGATCGAGCAGACGACGAATAGCTGCCAGGCCGAGAGAACGATCAGCTCTTTTCGCCGAGCCCACTTTCCCTTGACGTGTGGCAGCAGCTCGATGAACAGGCAGGCCGCTTCAGCCGCGTCAGCGTCGAAGTAGAACGGATATTTCCTGCTTTGCCTGGCCTGCTCGAGATTATCGAGGTGGCGCTTGCAGGCGAGGATGGTCCATTTGCATGCGGGGATCTTCCCGGCTACAACCTCCCGCGCGTAGCGGTTCGCCGCTGTGACGTGCGTGTTGGCCAATGGATCACCCTTTCTTGCCTCCCTTGATCAGCCCCAGAAATGGGTTGGTTCTCGCCGGCGGTTTGGCCGCCTTCACCTTGGTCGATGCTGACGGCGTGAGGCCGAACTCGGAGAGCAGCGATTGGAGGTGCCGCTGGGCCTCGCTCAGTTGAGCGAC